AAAATAGAATTATTTGCGAGAGAAAAAACTCTAGGTTGGGATGTTTGGGGAAATGAAGTTTAATAAAGGAGATAGATGAAAAAGTTAAACATTGGATGTGGGGATAAAAAGCTGGATGGTTATATTAATATTGATAACAGGGAAGATGTTCAGCCGGATCTAGTACATGATATAGTGAATCCCTTGCCATATGAGGATAATTCAATAGACGAGGTATGTAGCAGGCATGTGTTAGAGCATTTTAATAGAGTTGCAGGTGTGGCTATATTAAAAGATTGGTATAGAGTATTAAAACCAACAGGGAAAGTAGCTATAACTGTTCCTAATATTACTTTTCACGCTAAGCAATTACTGGGGCAGGTTACAAGTGGCTTTCCTGATGAGATAAGGCATGCTATGGCAGGGCTTTATGGCTGGGCACCAGGGCATGAAGAAGCTAACCAGCATTTTTATGGATATACTGAAGTTGCGTTGACAAGTATTCTTAAAGCAATAGGGTTTAAATCAGTAGAAAAAGCAGAAAAAAACATACAACCCTGGCACTTGAGTATAATAGCACATAAGAATAAAAGAGTGATGAGTCTTGATGAATTAGCATTAAAGTATGGCAGCGATAAAAGCAGTCATTGGCATGATTATATGGTTGAGTATGAGAAATACCTTAAACCCCTACGGAGATCTGCAAGGGTAGTTCTTGAATTAGGTATTGGAAAAGGGACCTCGATGCAAATATGGGCGGATTATTTTGACAAAGCGACTATAAATGGAATTGACATGGTCCCGGAGTGCAAGGACTATGAAGGCGATAGAAAAAAGGTATTTATAGGCAAGCAGGAAGATACGGTGTTTTTAAATAAGGTTTGTAATGAAATCGGGACACTAGATATTGTAATTGACGATTGCAGTCATAGAGTTGATTGCCAGATAGCAAGCCTAGGTTTTTTGTATTATAAATTAAAGCAAGGCGGAATTTATGTTATTGAAGCAGTTAAATGTAAAGAACGGGATTTATTAGAGCGAAAAGCAAAAGAAATAGGGGCAGTAGTTGAGTCTGTTTATAAATACAAGCTACGGGATGAGTCGTTGTTGATACTTCGTAAAAGTGATGATAACCATGAAGAATTGCAAAAAAACCATGAAGCATTAGGGGCCCGAAAAGTAAAAGTAAAAGTAATAGGAGGAGCTTTTAATAATATTGATTACTTTATGATCTCGGGCAAGGAAAAGAATGTTAGGGAACCATTTGAGCTGACTCAATCGCAGGATGTGAGAAGCTGGTGCGCCAATCCGGATAACATATGTGACATACAATCTCATTTACTTACCCTGAAAAAGATTGTCGGTCCTTTGGATGGGAAAATAAAAATATTAGATGTGGGCTGTTATGGTGGATATGTATATGACTTTTTAAAGCAAAAAACTACGTTTTTTAAAAATGAAGCATCTTACTATATTGGAATAGATATACAAGAAAGCGCTATTGAGGCAGCGAAAGCTGTTCATAAAGAAAAAGAAAAAGAGGATGCTCTTTTTTTTACTGGTGATATTTTTGATTTAACTAAAATTTATTCGCCAAGAAATTTTGATGTTGTATGCTGCTATAGAGTTTTAATACATCTGCCATATTTTAAGAGGGCGCTTGAAAACCTGGTTTATGTTGCAGATAAGTTTGTGCATGTAGTTTTACATATTCAGGACGAGGATGTCTGCAGGCGATGCGAAGAAACAGATCTTATTACGGGCAAGAAAGTGATTTATTACCATCGATATATAAGCGAGAAGACTATCAAAGAGGCTCTTTCGGGGCTACCTGTGACCTATACCATAATCCCCGCCCCGGGTAATGCGTATGCATCATTGATTATAGAGAGGAAATAGTGAAGATATTGCGAGTGTTTCCAAGATTAACATCTATGACCCCTATTGGGGTTGCGATTGGATTGCCTGATTTATGGAGACCAAAAGCAGATGAGATTCATATCAGCGTTACATTTACGTGGGATATTAAATTAGCAATGCACATGAAAAAGAATTGGGAAGCTTATTATCCTGTAGTAAAAATTGGTGGTCCTGCTTTTAATGATCCAGGAGATAATTTTGTGGCGGGGAAATATTTAAAAAAAGGTTGCGTTATTACTTCAAGGGGTTGTCCCAATAACTGTTCATTCTGTTTTGTTCCAGCAAGAGAGGGCAAAATCAGAGAATTACCGATAGTTGAAGGGAATATCATTCAAGACAACAATTTACTTGCTTGCTCAAGATCTCATATAGATAAAGTATTTCAGATGTTATCTAAGCAAAGACGAATTGATTTTCTCGGTGGACTTGAGAGTGCAAGAGTTACTGATCGGATTGTCCAAGAGTTACGAGGATTAAACGTCTATCAATTATGGCTTGCTTATGATCATTCTAATGCAGAAAAACCATTAAGGAGAGCGGTTAATAAATTGAGTGATTATTTTGGCAGAAACAAGATCCGATGTTATGTCTTAATAGGCTATCAAGATGATACGATTGAGAAAGCTGAGCAAAGATTAAGGCGAGCATGGGAGATCGGCACGTTGCCATTTGCGATGTTATACAGGGATGAGAAGAACACAAAACACTCAAAAGAATGGAGACATCTTCAAAAAATATGGGATAGACCAGCAATAATAAAATCCAGGATGAGACAAATAAAAATGAAGGAAGTAGAATGAAGATAATAATGGTAGGGGTTTTTTATTTTAAGTCTCAGGTGAGATACCTCTATACTATTTTTAAGATTTATAAGGCTCTGGCTAAAGTATTTTCAGCCACGGGCATTGAGGTTAAGTATTTCACTAAGCAAAACGAGATACTACCTCTACAGGACACACTAACTGAGGCGGAGTTTAATAAACAGCTGCCTGAGTGCGATTTGTTGTTTATGTGGAATGGAGGATTATCGCCGGAGAAGATATTAGCTGAAAAGTGCATAAAAATGGGTATTCCCATTTATTTTATGGAGCTGGGATGGTTTCCACAGAGAGGAACTTTTTATTTTGACAGGAAGGGGGTTAATTATGGCAGTTCAATGGTTGATTGGAAGCATAAGGGCATAACCTCGGAACAATTAGACTGGCTTAGACCTAAGATACAGGGATATCATAAGAAGATAGATAAAACGAGCATTGTGGCGCCTAAAGATTTTGTGTTTGTCCCGTTCCAGGTTGAAAACGACAGTCAGATCATTAATTATTCCCCTCGATTTAAGAAAATGCAGCAGCTTGTGGATTATGTATGTAGATTTGTCCCTGGCAAGATTATATTTAAAACCCATCCAAAGGGAGATGTTTCAGATATTAAAGTTCCGGACCGCTGTGAATTATGCAAAGTAGGCGCAATAGGAGATTTTCTGCCTCATTGTAAGTATGTAGTAACAATCAATTCAACAGTGGGCGTAGAGGCGCTGACTTTCAATAAGCCGGTCATCAATCTGGGAGGGGCTTTTTACGAAGCTCGTGGATTAACTTATAGAGTCACTAATGATGCTGAGTTTAAAGATGGTGTAGAGTGGGCTAATAAGGGCAAGGTTGCTATTGGCGTGATCAGTGCTTTTTTGCATTACCTTTTTAAGCGGCAATGGCATAGCGGGGATCTAAATAATCCCGAAAAGATTTTGGGGTTGATTGAGGATTTAACGGAGAAGGATTAAAAATGAAGCCTAAAATTGCTATAATCTATACGACATTCCTGCGGGAGGAGTTAGCAGAGAGGACAATAAAGTCTATTGTGGATAATTGGCGTGATGATTTTGTGTTAATGATAGCTGATCAAGGGGAAAACTTTAAAAAGCTAGACTTTTACGAAAAACTATATCCAGGCAAGGCTATTGAATATACGAAACTTCCTTTTGATTGCGGAGTATCACTGGCGCGCAATGTTTTAGTACAGGAAGCAATGGATAGAGGGATAAAGTATTGCATTGTTACTGCCGATAGCATTGAGTTTACTCCTGCCACAGTAAAGAAGCTTGATTCAGCTACGGTTTTTTTAAATTCTGTTGATAAGGCGGGGATACTTGGTTTTGATTTAAAGGATAGAATCCCTTGGGAATACGATATGGAATTAGGCGAAGAGGATTTTATATTAACAAAAAATGTTCTTATGTGTATAGATATTCTAACAAGCTTGCGTGTTAAAAAATGCGATATCTGCAGGCAGTTTCTTATAGCAAAGACATGGGCTCTACAACACGTCAGATGGGATAATGATTTAAAGACAGCTGATCATGAGGACTTCTTCTGGCGCTTTAAGCAGGCTGGATATGGCGTGTATTGGACACCGGATATCGTTGCGAACTATATTAAATGCGTTCCCCATGAATATCTCTTATATAGAAAGAGGATGTATAAGGAGTTTAGAAAGGTATTGCAGAAGAAGTACAACATAACTGGCTGGGTGATATATAAATAACATAGGAGGCATGAGAATGAAAGAGAGGTCGATAATCTTTAGCACGGAAATGGTTAGAGCAATATTGGATGGAAGGACAGCTACAGGGGTGTTTATTCCAACAGAAAAAATACCTGAACAAGACCCTATTTGTAACAAATGGGTTATGAGAGTTGCTCCTAGTGGAACGGAAGGAGGTTTTATAACAGCACATGGTTTGGCTGATAAAGCATTAGGGAAATTTCCTTTTGGTCAAGACGGAGATAGATTGTGGGTTAAGGAAACGTTTTTTGCCGAATCAGATGAGTATGACTGTTGTGGAAGTGGACTACATTATAGAGCAGATGCAGACCACGACTTTAAGTGGGAACGTGCTTCTAGTATGCCTCGTGAATTTTCAAGAATTACGCTTGAGATAATAGATATAAGAGCAGAGGAGAGAACGGATAAATGGTTTTGGGTAAGAAAATTTAAGAATATAGGATAAAACAAAAGGAGAAGAGAAAATGACTAATAAAGAGAAAATAGAACTAAAAGAAAAGGTTGAAAAGAAGATAGGTGAAGAGGCAAAGTATTCAGGGGAAGGGCTAAAGAAGACTCTAGGGGAAATATCTCAGTATGCTGAGAAACTATATAATCTGATGCAACCAGGGATGGTAATAGATATTTCGTTGCCAGAACAAAAGATTGTCGTTGTTCCCGGCCAACCACCAAAAGCAAAGAGACTGCTAATTACCAGGCCACACTTGCATCTTAGTCTCAAAGCAACTCACAGATAGGAGGATAGATACAATGAGCAAGAAAGAATCCAATCCAATACCTAAGGATGCTATTAAGCCACCACCACCGCCAGGACCGCCATCACAAAGTCAAAACCAAATATTAAATTCATCGCAGAAAAGTAGCGTTTTTAAGGTGATTGATAATAGAACAAACAAAGAGATAATGGGAGCTTTTGTCTTACTGCCTGAGCATGACTCAGCAGCCAGGACAGCACTGGCAGCATATGCAGAGGCTACAAACAAACCAAGGATTGCGAGATGGATCAGAGCATGGCTAACGAACATACACAGAAAGCGATTAAAGAGTCACGACATGGAGCCCAAATAACTAATAAATATTTACGGGTCCTTCCTAGAAAAACTTTGTCTGCGGGTCAATCCAT